TCATATAAATAGGCTAATACATACTAGGTTAAATGCCTTGATTATTTATGGAAACTATTACCGAAGAGGTTGTCTCAGAATCCTCCGAAAATTCTGTGGAAATAGAAAAGCCTGTTGATGGGAATTTATCTGTTGCTGAATTTGCTGATCAGTTAATGAAACGCAAAGAAGGTGAAGGTACTGAACCTGAGACAACAATCGAAGAGATAGATGAGACTACTGAAGAAGCTGTAGATCCCATGCAAGTCTCTGAAGTTGAAGATACACAGTCTGCTGAAGAAACGGAAGAGGAAGATGACTCATCGCCACCTCCACAACCTTCAGATGTTCTTTCTAAGTTTAATATTGATCTTGATAGTTTATCGGAAGAAGAAAGCCGAGACTTAGCTAAGGCTTTAAATGCTAGTGCTGTCAAAAGGTTTGGCACTCTGACTCGACAAAAAAAGGAGTTACAAGCAGAGAATGAAGCATTGCAAGAAAAGGCTAAACAAGCTGAAGAGGGATCAGTTCCAAGTTATCTACAAGATAATGCCCTTTCTGATGTAACTGACGAAAAGGGACTTGTTGAGAAGATTGAGCAATTCAATGATTTAATTGAATGGGTTGACGAAAACTTGGATAATGAAGTTCAGTATGATGAACAAGGTAACGAGTTCATCGCTAAGAATGGTGATCAAACTTTCACTAAAGCTGAGTTAAAGAAGTTTAAAGCAGATGCAAAACGGATGTTGCGTAAAGATGTGCCAAGTAGAAATGCTTGGTTAGCCGAAAGGCAACGAGCAGATGAGTTAGCATCACAAAGCTTTAGCTTCCTTAGTAAACCCGAAAGTAATGAGTATAAACTGTTTATGGAGGTTAAGAATAGTCCTATGTATGAGCCACTGAAAAAGCTTATGCCTAATGCTAACTATGCTATGGGACTGATGGTTTTAGGTTATGAGGCAATGAATAAGAAAAATGGATCTCAACCTAAGTCACCACCTAAACCAAAAGCACCTGTCGCGTCTACAGAGGCAGGTACTTCTAGACCTAAATCAAGTCAATCAATGAAACTGAAAGCTGTGGAGGCGGCGAGGAAACAATACGAATCTTCGGGCTCGATGGCAGACTATTCACAATATTTAAAACTAAAAAAATCTTAGGAGGAAAATAATTATGGCACAAGCTGCTAGTTATAATACAGCCGGCAACCGGGAGGACTTAACTGACATCCTCACAATTATGGAGCCGGAATCAACACCATTCACAAGTATGGCACAGAAAGCCACCGCAAGCGGTACTTTCTTTGAAGTGCAAGTGGATGATCTTAGTACACCAAACTTCGATGGAGTTAACGAAGGAGAAGATGTTACTTCTTTCGACAATAAAGCTGTAAATCGCGCTCGCATTGGTAACTATGTTCAAAAATTCAGACGTAGTTTTGCAGTTTCCGATATACAGGAAATTGTTGCGACAGCGGGTATCTCATCAGAGTTCGCAAACGCTGAGGCGAAAGCTGTAAGGGAATTGAAGCGGGATGTTGAAGCCGCTGTTTGTTCTGCACAAGATCGTCAAGCTGAAGCCGGAGCCGGTGCCCCATACAAAACCCGTGGAATGTTTAAGTTCCTTGGTCTTGGTGGACAACCATCCGACATTCCTGCATTTGCACAGAATGTTGCTAACGACACAACTGCTACGCAAACCGAAACTACCTTCAACAGTGTTCTTCAAGAACTCTACGAAGCTAACGGAATGCCCGGTGGTCAACTTACTCTTATCGCCGGTCCTACTCTTAAAAAGGAAATTAGTGACTTTGCTCGTCAAGAAGGTTCTACAACCGCCTTGTCTTTCCAAGTTACCCAACCTGCCGAGAGTAAAAAGATAACCTTATCAGTCAATTTTTACGAAGGAGATTTTGGCAATGTAGCCATTGTTCCGTCAGTATTTTTGAACAGAACATCAGGTAGTGACGCTATCGATGGTGATGCAGGTCTTCTTATTGATCCTGAGTACGTGGCAATCCACACCTTGAAAGCTGAGTCTAATTCTGAGCTTGAAAATCAAGGAGGCGGCCGGCGTGGTTTCTGTGATATAATTGCGGGTCTCGCAGTTCACAGTCCAAAGGCTCATGGTTATTTTAACTAATATTAATTAGGAGAACATAAGACATGGCAGAATTAACTAACAATGAATCAGGTCGCGGTTTTACTCACGTATATACTGCTACCTACGAAGACCTACAAACTATCGGCAATGGTGGTCAAGCTACCATCGCAACCATCCCTGCGGGTGGTGCTGTTGAGTGTGTAGGAGTTTATGAATCCGAAGCCTTTGCAGGCACATCAACTCTTGTTATCGATGTAGGGACTAGTTCAGGAGATCCTGATGAGTTTATCGATGCTCTTGATGTTGATGCTATGACTGCTCCTGTTTTCAACACAGGTGATGCCTTTGTAGGTAATCAGTCACAACCTGTTGGTGGAACAAGCAGTGCAACATCAGTTCTTTTAGAAGTTACTGATGCAGCTATTGCATCTGCTACCGCCGGAAAGATTGTCATTGGTCTACGTATTGTTGACCTCGGACAATTTGCATAATTGAATTAGTAGGGGAGGGGTGTCAATCGACACCTCTCCCTATACTTATATATACATAGGATATGCCAAACATACTTTTACCTAAATGGAAGAGCGGAAATGGTTCACAGTTTATGAAGAACTTGGATCGTTATTTACGTTACGAAGTAGATCTTGAGAAACACGAAGCATCTTTGCGTGAACAAATGGCACGTAAGGAGAATGAAGAAATGGGTGTAGCTAAGACTGAGGGTCTTGGTCAGTTAAAAGCGACAATACCGGCAAGAGAATATTTCCGTTGGCATCAATCACATCGTGGATGTTGGGGCGATAAGAGTTTCGTAAAAGAGTTCCTTCGTGATAATCCATCTTTTCGCGCTAAAAGCATGACTAAATCAAACTTCAGCGCACCAAGTCTCAATAGCAAATCATTTGCATGAGGTAATTTTTAATAGGACTTAATATTATGCCAAATTACGCCACCGCAACCTATTCAGAATTAAAATCAAGGTTTCGAGCATTGGCCGGACTTGATGCTTTACAGGCAACAGATGCAAGCTTCCTTAGAGATTTAGTAAATCGTGCGGCTCGCATAGCCCATGAGAGATACCCTTGGCCTCAGTTTACTGTGGTTGGTGAAAGTGTGGCAATAGTTACAGGTGATGCCAATACCTTACGAGTGTATGGCACTAGTAATAAATTAGCCAATGATGCTAATGTTGTCTTTCGCATACATAAAGAAGATCCGACTACTACTCGTTACCCTGACGAATACACATTTTTAACCGAGATGGATTCAGGTGGATATCCTTCTGTAAAGATTATAGAACCTACCACTCTTAACGGGGTAAATGTTTTTGTTACCTATCGTAAGGATTTACGAGGAGAAATAAACTCAGGTGGTGCGACAAGTGGTTACTATGGTGACGATTCAGGAGATGAACAAAATATCCCTAACTTCTTCTTCGACTATCTCGCTCACTCGGCATATGCAGGATTTTTGCGTGGTGATGGGCAAACTGAAAAAGCATTTGCAGAGGAACAAAACGCTGAAGCAATGCTTAGACAAGAGATTGATTTAGTGAGAGAGCAGAGTCGGCAATATCGCAATGACATTTTGCAGTATCGCACACCATCGCAATTTAATAGGCATAATATCCAAGCGGGAGGACAACCAATTACTCCTACTATAGCTAATGTACAGTAATGGCACGGACTATAGCATTTGACACTTTAAAGAAACGGTTTCAGATGGCCGCAGGATTGCCATCTTTAACTAGTGTGGACGAGTTCTTTTTTAAAGAGTCAATCAATAGTAGAGTACAAGGCGCATGGACAAGATGTGAATGGCCTGAGTTACTTAAAATTGTCGAAAGAAATGTTGCTGAAACAACTGACCCTAGTGCAAACAAAGCTGTAAGAATTGACAACGATTTATCTATTATTGATATACAGCAAGTATGGAATAAAAATCCATACAAAGAGCGAAGTGCAATAGTTTTAGATTATAAGCTTGTTGATGGTTATTTAATACTTCCTGTAAATAGCTTAGTAGACTCTGTATTTATTATTGGTACAGCTATTCGCCCAACCTATGGATCAGATAGTCCTGACGAGCAAAATATTCCTGACTTCTTGGCTAATTATTTGGTTGCAGGATGCCTGAGTGACTTCCTTCGTGGTGATGGACAAACAGAAGCAGCTATGAGAGAAGAGGCTAGGGCTGAAGAATATTTATTACTAGAGATAGATCGAGTTGAGCGTCAACAGGGTCAGAATAATTTTATGCAATTCACAACCTACGGAACAACAATACAAACACCAATTTAATCATGGCAAACGAATACAGAGGATTAGGACTAAACGGAGGAGAGTACATCAATGATACTGCCGCACATGAAGGAGACTTTTTTTGTATCACAGCAACTGAGGATACAGTCTTAGCAAGTGTCACAAGTAACATTGATAATATCGCAGACCTATGCACAGGACAGGACGCAACCACATTAGCTGCTAACACAGCAATCTATGGACGCATAACTTCAGTTACTTTAACAAGTGGTGCGATTATAGCATACAAGATGTAAGATGCTTGGGGCTGATCTAGCATTAAGTGCAGGTAGACCAACGACTGCAAATGGGATACCCCCATCAAGCGGTGGTGGCGCTTTTATTAACACCTACAGCGTAAACTTTGATGGTAGTAACGACTATGTTACTGTAGGTAATTATAGCGATTACAACTTTGGAAGTGGGGGTACTGATTCAGCTTTTAGTATTTCAGCTTGGATCAATATGACAGACGCTACTGACTTTATTGTCGCAGCTAAAGATGATGGGGGTAGTAATAGACAGTATAGTATTCGCTTTGTGAGTGATAAAATACACTTCTATTTATTAGGTGGGGGTTACATAGGTAGGCTTTACAATACAGCGGTTACTAGTGATCAAGGAAGTTGGATTCATGTTGGCTTTACCTATGATGGTTCTAAGTCTGATACAGGCATTAAGATTTACAGAAACGGCACTAGAGTGGACGATACTAATTATAGTGGCTTTACGTATGTTGGAATGTCAGCAACAAGTGCTCCTTTTGAGATAGGAAGACAAGGCAGTATTTATTCACAAGGTCTAATTGATGAGGTAGCTATTTTCAATTCTGAATTATCAAGCGCGGATGTAACTGCTATTTACAACAGTGGTTTACCTGCTGACTTATCTTCGTACTCGCCTGTTGGATGGTGGCGTATGGGCGATAATGATGGAGGTACGGGTACTACTATTACAGATCAAGGAAGTGGGGGTAATGACGGCACTCTTACTAACGGGCCGACCTTCTCAACTGATGTTCCATCTTAATAACTATGAGCAGAAACTATGTAATTATTGACGCATCGGAAGTATCTTCCGTAGATTTTAGCCAAGTCCTAGAAACCTCGGCAGAAACTTTAAGATACAATGTCGCGGGTACTAAGACCTTCGTAAAGTTCGAGGGCGACACGCCTTCATTCCTAGAGGGTAAGACTTCATACACTCATTCCGAGATGCTTGAGATTCTAGCAGGCGAGGAGTGGACTGCACCTATTGAACTTTAATAAATTATGAGTGACTTACAGAACCAAACACCCGCTGATACATATAAGGGATTACTACAGGTTGGAGATTATACTGATGGTATCACTAATAATACGGGAGCTACTGCACTTCAGGTTACCGATGGGGCGGGAGTCAACACAGCACTAGCACTTTCTACCAATCGTGTAGGTGTAGGTAATAACTCCCCACAGGCAGAGTTAGATGTAAGTGGTAATGTAGTCGCAGATGAGTATGCCTTGGATCAAACAGGCTCAAGTAGTTCTGCGGTAGCAATTCACACACCCGCCCCCAATGAGCTTGCGATCCGCACGAATTCGACAGAAGCAATGCGCATCGACTCCGACGGAAATGTAGGTATTGGTACTGCGAGTCCTGATCAAATGTTACATATTTCTGGAACTAGTCCAATTATAAAACTCACAGACACTAATACAAGTCTATCCTCACTATTACTTGCAGATACTGGAATGGGTTCTCTTATCTTTGCATCAGATGTTACTGATGGAGGTACAAATCCATTTATAAGTTTCAGAATAGAAGGGGCTGCGGATGCTGATGAAAAAATGCGTATCACCTCCGACGGCAATGTAGGCGTTGGTACTACGAACCCTGTTAGCGCGCTAGAAGTTACTGCTAACTCTACCGAAAGTGCGTTTAGAGGAACTTCTCCTGATGGATTATCAACTATTGACATTAAGAAAACCAACTCAGGTGATACAGAATTTAGCAACTCTTTATACGTTGGAGGCACAAGCGGCGACTTTAGTTTTACTAACGGCAATGTAGGTATTGGTACAGTCTCCCCCTCCGCACCCCTCGAAGTAGCTTCCACAACAGGTGGCGTGATTATGCCGAGGATGACTACTACTGAGAGAAATAATATATCCTCACCGACCGATGGTGAAATGATTTACAACACGACCACTAATAAGTTCCAAGGTAGAGCAAACGGAGCATGGGTAGATTTTCATTAATCGATGGCAACTGAAGTCGGAGATAATGTACAGGTCAAAGCTAACTTGGCATTCATGGCTAAGGTTATCGCCATTGTTGGCACCTGTGTTTGGGGATACTCCGTCATTTGGAACAAAATTAACGAACTTGACAATGGTTTGGGGAGAGTCCAACACGAAGGCACCCTGCTCGGGGATTTATCTGCTAGGATGATGCACTTAGAGAAATTCGCAGAGCAAGCTAAAGCGGATCTCGATCATTTGGTAGAGATGCAAGACTCTCCGATTACCTCCGACTATCAACAGTTTGAGCGACTTAATTATTTAGAAAAGGAGTTAGACAGACTCCGAGATAAGGTGGAGAAGTGAGATGGGTGAAATCTTGCTTATGTTACTTACGGGGGGTGGTAGTACAGCTATGGGTGCTATCCTCAAGGGTGGGTTTGGAATGTTATTTGAGGCTCGCCGCCAAAAGCACGAACTCGAAGTGGCAAGAGAAAGTCGTGCAAATGAAAATTTTCTTAAGCTCCAAGCTCAGTTGGCTGAAGGAGGTAATAATGAGTTCAGGGATTTTTCTCG